TGCTTCTTTGTGGCCTCGTCCAGACTCTGGAATTCGTCAATTCCGGTTCCGATGGCATTGAACAAAGGCTCAAGGCCGTCAGCGATCCCGGCTGAGATATTGGTCAGGGCTGTGAACGCATCAACGATTTTCTGAAGCGCGGCTTCAAGCCCTTCAACCGTCGAAAGGTCAACATCGCCGAACAGGCCGGTGAACAGATCCTTTACTTCGTCGCCAAGATCATCAAAAGACGCCAGCAGCTGGGTGAAGTCCAACCCCTCAAACGCCTCCGGCAAATTCTCCGCAATGACTTCAACTTGCTGAGCGAACGAATCCAGGCCATCCCTGAGAACATCGAACAACTGGCTGGCATTTTCGCCCTGAATAACCTCGCGGATAGAGTCGAACAGGCCAGTGGTGGCCTTGGTCGCTCTAGTTGTCTCGTCAATGTATTCGGAGCCCGCCGCTGCCGCTGCTGTTGTGAAGGCTGCCCGCAACTGCTTCATGGCGAATTCGGCGGATTGCGTTTTGGTGGTGAATTCCTCGACCGCTGAGCCGCTGGACTCCATAGCAATCTTCAGGATTTCTTCAGAACGCTCCGCGCCATTGAGCACGGCCACAAACCGGCTCATCTGCTCAGCGCCCGCGATGACCGTGGCAACACGCTGCTTCTCGTTGTCGTCCAGTCCCTTGGTGGCTTCGATCAGGTCATAGAGAACATCTTTCGTGTCCCGGCGCTCGCCGTTCAGTTCCAACTCAATGCCCAATTCTTCTTCAAGAAGCTGGCGCCGTTCTTTGGTGGGCTTGATCAGGTTGGAGATCGCGGTCTTGAGCGCGTTGGCCGACTCGGTGCCTGAGCGGGTAACTTCGACAACCGGCGTCAGCAGCGCGGCTGTTTCCTCAAAGCTCAGGCCAAGCGTGTTGGCGACTGGCGCGAGAACGCGGAAGCCGTCACCCAATTGAGCAACGGATGCGCCCGCCTGGTTGGAGACACCGTTTAGAACATCAAGAAGGTTTGCGGCTTTGGAGGCCGGGGCCTGAAAGCCTGCCAGCGTACCAATGAGCAGTTCAGAGGATTGCTGAGTGGTGAGGTCAGCGGCATTGACCGCCAGCAGCGATTGCTCAACCAGCGTTAGAGAGTCGGCAATGTTGAAGCCAGCCTGACGGAAGTCGGCAGTGCTTTGAATGATCGCGTCCGCACTAACACCAAAGCGTGACGAAAGATTGCTGAACTGATCGGCATAGTCCCGGGCACTGCCTTCGCCTTCACCCAGCACCTTCTCAAGATCGACCAAGGCCGCTTCAAAGGTGACAGCCTCTTTCGCCGCGAAGCCAATGGCGGCCACACCAACAGCCACAAGGGCCGCATCGAGCTTCAGAATGCTGTCGGTGATGTTCGCCAGTGGGCCGGTCAGATCGCCCGTTTTATTGGCCAGAGAGTCAATGTTGCGACCGACAGACGAAATGGCGCCGCCAGTCCGATCCACACCGCCAAAGATGATTTCAACGGTTTTTGAGGTATCGGCCATATTTTCTCCGGGCATTAAAAAACCCTGCCGGAGCAGGGTTCTTGGTTAATCTGGATTTTCTATTTGAGGGCAACGTCAGTCAGGTAAACGTAACCCGTCAGCCGCCCATCTCGGAATCGATCGATGGTGCCAGCGAAGCTGATTGAATCGCCGGGCTGATACTTCAGCGCCTCGGGTTCAGAAACGCCCTGCAGGTAGATATCAGTGAAGGCCGTCGTTTCATCGCCAACGCTGATGGTGTACCCGCTCCAGCCGTCTTTCTGGGCATCGACTACAACGCCCCGCCATTCAACGGTCTGGCCAACAAAGGCGCTTTTCTTGGCTTCAATTTGCGCCGTGGTGCCACCGCTCAGATATACCTGCTTCATCATTGCCGAATAAGTGACATTGACAGGATCACCCGAAAAGCCAATAGATAAGCGGCTCACAATAGCCACGAATCCAATGATGACGCAGAAATAAAAGAACCCGGCCTTGAATTTGCTGGAATGGATTTCCGACCAGGCGGAAGAAAGGGATAATTGGCTCATCGGTCTGACTCCTTGTCATTTACCTGAATGAGCGTAGCACAATGATCGAATCGTTGAATCCCCGAAAGAGGGGGTCAGTTCTGGCTTTTGTACCACATCGCCCAGAGGTTCGTTTCAGTATCCGTAAGATAGCCCTCTGGAAAAACATCAGGCCGGATCTCAAATAGAAACCGGCCTTTGTTGCTCGCAAGGGCTAGGCTTGCTTGGATGCTGCTTTCTTTCCAGAGGGCTTTTGCTTTACCTGGGCGACCTGGCCTTTTCCGGTCAGGCCATAAATGGCGCGGGCCAGTTCACCGAACTCGATGGGGAAGGTCTCGGCCAACTTCACCACATCATCCATGCCCATTTCAGGCTCGATGACCGCAGAGCGCACATGACACAACTTCTTTGCCAGTGCTTGCGGCACCTGATCGGAACCGAGGCCAAGGCCATCCAGCAATCCGGCGAGCTTGTCTTTTGAGGTGCCGGCCAACTTCTCAGCCACGCCCATCAAGACCTTGCTGCGGTCGCTTTCTTCCTCAGCTTCGGCCAGTTCCGCCGATGTGAGGCCGCGAATCTTCACAACCCCATCACCAAACCCGGCTTCTTTCAGCGCCCCCAGCGTGAATTCCGTTTCACGCGGAGAGAACTGAGCCTTCTGGAATCCCTTCAGGTCCAGCATTACGCGGCCACATCCGCGCCGTCAGCTTCAGGCGAGATGGTGCAAGATGCCTGAATCTCATCACCGGCAGGGAACGTCCGTGCGATGCCAAGCTTGCCCTGATCCAGACGGTAGTTGCTCTGGAACTTGTTGGGGAAGAACTTGAACCACAGGAACTCGTTTTTCAGCTTCACAAGGCTGTCACTGATGCCGTCGTTCAGATAGGCGGTGAAGCTGCCCTGGTTCAATGTGGAGCTGGTTGAACCGATGGTGCTACCGTAAATCTGAGTCGAGCTGGTGCTGTGCGAGGTCTCGGCAGGCACGTAATCGGTGCCGCGAGGAACGTCCGCAAAGATCGGCTCGGCGTAGGACGCAAAGACTTTCTTTGGCACGCTGCCAGTGTGGATCAGCGGCAGAGCGGAGTTGAACACCACATTGCCGTTGCGGTAGTCCACTTCATAGATCGGGAAGTCGTAGCGCTCCTGGTGAACACCGACCACCTGCTTAACGTCACCGGCAGTGACGGCAGCGGCAGAAGTGCCTTGCAGTCGAACTTGACCAATTTCGATCTTGGTGACGGCGATCAGCGCAGGGCCGCCAGCAGTGCCGCGATCCTCACTGAATGAAGTCCCGCCAGTGCCTGCGGCTGCGGCAACCGTGCCAGAGCCGTCCACGGTGATCGAGCTGATCAGGTGGGTGTTGGTGGAAGTGGCGCGGGTGCAGCTTACGTCCGTGGCGGCTGAGAAGCTGACGAGCTGGCCGCCGACATAAGCGGTACCTGCAGATACATCAACAACGTTATCAGAGCCAGACGCGGCAGGCGTAATCACGCCACCCGTAATCAGGCCATCCGGGCGAATCACTGGCTCAAAGCCAGTCCGACGAGACCAGAGGGCCGCGCCTGATTCAAAGGTGGTTGCATCGCCAGAGTCAGAAAGCGCACTCAGTGCTGTCTGATTCTGACCGCCCTCGTATTGGATCTTTGCATTTTCAGCGTTTGCCATGGTTTTCTCTCCGGGGTGCTGATGCCCATTTCGGGCGGTTTACGAATGGTTCAGGCAAAAAAGCCCGCTCGGTGGCGGGCCTGTTTCTGTGTTTGGTTGGTGGCTTACTGGGTGTATGGGCTGGCGTTGTCGATCTCATAAACGATCTGAAACACCGCCAGAACGGCAATCTGATCTTGACCGGGCTCCGGGTAATCAATCACCGAGTCGGCATAATTGATCTGCTCGCACAGTCCGCCAAGTGTCGGATCGCTGCTGAGCGCGTCATTGATAAGCTCGGCCAGCATGGTGTTGCCCTGGGCGCTCTGATTGATGCTGCGATTCACGTTGTCCATGAAGCCCACGTTCAGATCCAGGGTGACACGCAGCCTGCCGTATTGCAGGCGCTCAGCGGACTCTGATGCATCCCAGACCGCCCGCGCCGGAAGCTCGCTGCTTCCATCCAGCTGAACGGCTCGACCGGCACTGATACGGGTGGCGAAGGCTTCAACGATCTGCTCACGGATACTGTCTGGCATCAGAAGCCCCTCAGAATAGCGTCAATCTGTTTGCTCACCTGTTCTTCCTGGTATTGCGCCAAAGGCTCGCCCAAGCCCTCTTTGATGTTGTTAAACACCTGAGAGAGTGACGGGCCGTGAAACACCTTCAGCTTTCCGCCTCTTGGGCCTGGCGTCTTGCGCCTTGCCGCAATGCCGAGCCGACCGTTCGGCAACGCCAGATAAAACGGCTTGCCGGTGGTCTCGCTGTCGCCCGTCACTAACTTTGATCCATCATTCGGGCTTACCTTCACCTTGATGCCTCGCGGCGGATTGGGTGGCGGTTTGATCCAGCTAATGTTCTCGCTGCGCACGTTGGCCTGCGTCGAAAACCGGCTCAGCAGAATGCCCCGGCTCGGGGTCAGAACCTTGGATTGCAGGGTGCGATAATTCGCTTTGCGAACGCTCAGCCGCTGTTTCACATAGGAAGCAGACAGCTTCACCTCTTTCCGGATCGCCTTGCTGGCTTCGGTGCGGCCTTTGGTGGCCGTCTTGTTCAATGCCCGACTGAGAATCTTGGGCGCCTCTTTGCCGACGCCATTCAGCAGAAGCCGAACATTATTCAAACTGGTTTTGTCGATCTGAACCGAACTCATTGCAGTAACACCCTAAGAACGTGACCGTCGTCGCTGTCGAGTTGATCCACGGTGTACGTGTCCGCTCCAACCACGATAGTGTGGCCGCGCTTTGGTTCAGGCACTTCTGACTTCAAAAGATTGGCCGCATTGCGACGAACAGGTACTTGCGTGTCGTAGGCAGCGAATTGCTCCACGTTCTTTTCGATGATGACGCGGGTCTCGTAATCCGTGGGCACGTTGTCTGTGTAGGTGCAGGCATCGCCCAGGATCTCGAAAAAGCCCGGATCAGCAGTGGTCAGGAAGTCGTCAAAGTGGCTCATAAAAAGTCCGGGGGCCGAAGCCCCCATCCTCATCAGTTGACGGTATTGGCGCCAACGTTGATTTTCACCTTCACGGTGGTGTCACCGTTACCGGCTGCGGCAACAGCAACGCAACCATCGGTCAGGTCGCCAGTTGCAGGGGTTGCGGCGTTGTCGTCAAAGGCGGACTCGCTGGCGTCCCAGTTGACGGACTCGCCGGCCGCGAATACGGCCGCGGACACCTTGGCCACGGTG